TTTGCAGAACTGAAAGAATCAGAACTTCTTCAGGAACGTCTTAATCTTGTTGCAACTGCTGAACCATATGTTGGTAAGTATTATTCACAAGATTATGTAAGAAGAAAGATTCTTCGTCAAACTGATCAAGAGATTGTTGAGCAAGATTATCTCATTAATAAGGAAATTGAAGAGGGAATTATCCCTGATCCAGCATTAATGATGGGTGCAGAAAATCCAGAAATGGGAGCTGCACCAGATGCAATTCAGTCACCACCTACACCAAAAGAACCAGAAGCTCCAGAAACACCTAAGGGTGGTGAGATATAAATAAGGTGAAGTCACAGAACTGAACAATGGATGAACTTATGGATTTGATGGTGACAGATGGATCATCTTCACAAATCAGCGACAAGATCAAAGATATCCTTTTCCAAAAGAGTGCAGAAAACATTGAGGCAATTAGACCCTATGTTGCTGCATCCATTTTTGATGATGGAGTAGATTTTGATTCTGAACAATCTGCATCTGAATTCGATTCAGATGTTGAATTTAACCAGCAATAAAAGAATTAATAAATAACTACTATAGGACTATTGTAATCAAAAATAATGGCTGCTTTAAAACCAGTAGGTGTAAACACTACTCTTTCTACTAGTGGTACATCAGCTCAAACTATAGCAATTGCACAACAGTGTGATGCTATTAGAGTTGCAGTTGAAGGTGCTGGAGTTTATGTTGCTATTGGAACAAACCCAACAGCAACTCCAACTGATTATTATGTTACTACTGGAGAACCAGAAGTAATTTCTATTGGTATTCCTGCAGCACAAAGAGTAGTTGGAATTACCACTGGAACCAAGACAATTCTTGATTTTCCAGAAGGTACTGGTTGTCCTTTTGCTATTGGAGATGCAGTTAGTTTAACTGTTTCTGATGTTCCAAACTTTAATTTTGAGCATAAGATTCTGAGTGACGTTAATACCACCTCAAGTATTGGTGGATATTTTAGCACAAGAGTAACTATTGATTATGATTCAAGTTCAGTAACTGATGTTTATAATCAGAATAACTGGGCACAATTAAGAAAATCAATCAAGGTTGCAGTCAAAACCAACTCTGGAACTGGAACCGCATTTATCCAACAAGTTCAAGATTCCTGAGGTATCCATCAAATGAAACTCATTAGAGAAGAAATCGAATCAGTTGATTTTATCGTTGAAGAAAAGAACGGTAAAAAATCCATGTTTATTGAAGGCATCTTTTTACAAGGTGACCTGAAGAATAGAAATGGAAGAATGTATCCTATGGAAACTCTTAGAAAAGAGGTTGCTAGATACAATGAAAATCACATTATGGCAGGTAGAGCTCTGGGCGAACTCGGTCACCCAGATGGTCCAACTGTAAACCTTGATAGAGTATCACACAAAATTGTTTCTCTTAGAGAGAATGGTAATAACTTTATTGGTAAGGCAAAGATTCTCAGCACCCCAATGGGTAAGATTGCAGAATCACTTATCGGTGAAGGTGTGAGACTTGGTGTTTCTTCTAGAGGAATTGGTTCACTGAGACCAACCAGAGAGGGAGTAAATATTGTTGGCGACGACTTCATGCTCTCTACTGCTGCTGATATTGTAGCAGATCCTTCAGCTCCTGATGCTTTTGTTGAGGGAATTATGGAAGGAAAAGAGTGGGTTTGGGATGGAGGCATCCTTAGAGAGAAGTTTGCTGCTAAAACATATAAGCAAATTAACACTTTAGTTACCCAAAAACAACTTGATGAGCAGAAACTCAATCTGTTCAACAATTTCCTCAACAATTTGTGAGGTTTTTAAAATAATAAATAAATATAGATTAAAATAGGTTAATCGGAGAGTTCAAATGTCTCGTGGAGATTTACAAGAAATGGAGCAATCCAAAACTGCTGTGAATGCGAACGCTAAATCTGCTGATCCTATGCAACACCTTGCACCGGGAGCAGTAGCTGGCCAATCAGGATCTTATGAGGATCTGGGTGGACCCACACCAGAAAATTATAGACCTGATGACGACTCAGCAAAACTGAGAGAGCCCAAGATCAAAACAGTTAAAGATGTAGTCAACAAAGGTGCTAAGCCTGCTGATTCAATGCAAAAAATGTCTAAAGAAGAAGTTGAAACTCAAGAGGATGAAATCCTTGAAGAGGATCAAATTGCAGATGAAGAAGTAGTTGCTGAGCAAGAGACTACAGAAGATAGCTATGACATTGATGAAGATGTCAATGCACTTCTGGGTGGTGAAGATCTCTCCGAAGAATTTAAAGAAAAGGCAAAGACAATCTTTGAAGCTGCTCTGAATTCTAAGGTTAAAGAAATCGAAGAATCACTGGCAGTTCAATATGAACAGGCACTTGCAGAAGAAATTGAAGAAATGAAAGTTTCTCTGCAAGAGCGTGTTGATTCATACCTTGAGTATGTTGCTGAAGAGTGGATGGTTGAAAACCAACTCGCTATTGAGCATGGACTCAAGACTGAAATGACTGAATCATTCCTTTCTGGAATGAAGGGTCTTTTTGAAGAACATTATGTAACTATTCCTGAAGATAAATATGATGTGCTTGAGAGCATGGTAGAAAAACTTGATGATATGGAGACAAAACTCAACGAGCAGATTGAGAAGAATATCTCCCTCAACAAGCGTCTCGCAGAGTCGGTTGCTGATGGAATCTTAGATCAGGTTTCTGAAGGGCTTGCTGCCACTCAGAAAGAAAAGCTCGCTTCACTTGCCGAAAGTGTTGAGTTTGAAAGTGAAGAAGAATATCGTGAAAAACTGGAAACTCTGAAGGAGTCATACTTCTCAAGAGTTCCTGCAACTAAGGCTACACCAGAGACTCAAACTCTCTCTGAGGGCGTAGATAGCACTGCTGCTCCTATGGGATCAATGGATGCTTATCTGAAGACTCTGGGAGCATTTAGAAAAAATTGAATTTAATATTAATTCAAACCAAAAACGTACACTTTAAGAGGTAAAGCAAATGTTCCAATCCGAACATCTGCAGGAGAAGTGGAGTCCACTCCTCGACTATGAGGGTCTTGATCCTATCAAAGATTCCCACAGAAGAGCAGTAACCGCTGTCCTGCTGGAAAACCAAGAAAGATTCCTTAAGGAAGAGCAAGCATTCAATTCAGGTATCAACCTGATGGAAGCACCCACCAACTCAGCTGGAACTGGTGGTTATTCTAACACTGGTACTGGCGCAGTTGCTGCTGGTCCTGTTGCAGGTTTTGACCCCGTTCTGATCTCACTGATCAGACGTGCAATGCCTAATCTGGTTGCATATGATCTGGCTGGTGTTCAGCCAATGAATGGTCCTACTGGACTGATCTTTGCAATGAGATCCAGATATGAGAACCAATCAGGTAGCGAAGCATTCTTCAATGAAGCTGACACAGCATTCTCTGGTCAGGATGCAGGATTCAACCTGACTGGTGGATTCTCTGATGTTAATGCTGGTCTGGGTACAACTTCACAGTCTGGAACCAACCCTGCAGTTCTGAACCCTGTTGGTACAGCATCATCTACTGCATATGATGTTGGCCAGGGCATGAACACTGGTGATGCAGAAAACCTGGATGGTACAGGTGGAGATGCATTCAACCAGATGGCATTCTCAATCGAGAAAGTCACTGTTACTGCAAAGTCAAGAGCACTGAAGGCAGAATACAGCCTTGAGCTTGCACAAGACCTGAAGGCAATTCATGGTCTGAATGCTGAAGCAGAACTTGCTAACATTCTCTCAACTGAGATCCTTGCTGAGATCAACAGAGAAGTTATCAGAACCATCTATAAGGTTGCTGAGCAAGGTGCTGTAGCAAACACTGCAACTGCTGGTGTATTCGACCTGGATATTGACTCCAATGGTAGATGGTCTGTTGAGAAGTTCAAAGGACTTCTGTTCCAGATCGAAAGAGATGCAAATGCTATTGCACAGAGAACTCGTAGAGGAAAGGGCAATATGATCCTTTGCTCTGCTGACGTTGCTTCTGCACTCACCATGGCAGGCATCCTGGATTACACCCCTGCACTGAATGCAAACCTGAATGTTGATGACACTGGCAACACCTTTGCTGGAACCATCAATGGTAAGTTCAGAGTTTACATTGACCCATATTCAGCAAACCTGACCTCAGGTAATGCTGCAAATGGTAACCAGTACTATGTTGTTGGTTATAAGGGTTCTTCCCCTTATGATGCAGGTCTGTTCTATTGCCCATATGTTCCTCTCCAAATGGTTCGTGCCGTTGGTGAGAACTCCTTCCAGCCTAAGATTGGCTTCAAGACCAGATATGGTCTGGTTGCTAACCCATTCGCAGAAGGAACCACTCAGGGTCTGGGTAGACTCAGAGTTAACAGCAACAGATACTACAGAAGAGTTGCTGTAAAGAATCTGATGTGATCCATACCACATCTGGTATACTGGAGACCCCAAAAGGGTCTCTTTTTTTATACATAATAATGTAACAATGAGTTATTAACATGAGTAGACCGATTACCAATACAACAGGAAGATATAAGGTAAAAGGTCAAAGGGGGACCAGAGATGCAGAAAATCATCGTAACTGGATGAGAAACAGGAGAAATGAACGCAAACAAATGTTTGTAGAAGAACTGGGTGGTGAGTGTTCAGACTGTGGTGGGAAGTTCCCTCTGTGTTGTTATGACTTTCACCATATTGACGAGAGACAAAAGTTATTTGAGATTGCACCAGCATTGGATAGAAACATTGATGTGCTCAGAGAAGAGGTTCAGAAGTGCATTCTTCTCTGCTCCAACTGTCATAGAATTCGACATGCCAACACATAAATACTTAAAAAAGAATCATGGCAGTCAGGAAACCAGTACCGGGACAG